GCCACAGAACACCAACTTGTGGAACCTATCACGACTGGCTGGATCCTTGAGGTGACTGGTCTCTGGGTCCAAGGGTAGATCGTGGATCCAGTACACTCGGATCTTGTCCTCTTCGATCTTCCTGACCCTGCTGCAGATGACCTGAAAGTCATCCAACAGATCTACAGGAAGTCTAGACGCTATCATCCTTTTCGTCTGTTCCGTTCCGCCGTTGGACTTGGCGGAGATCTCGTTTTCCTCGAATGCTGTGCTGCTCATTGTAATACTCCCATGCCCCACGAATCATATCGCGCAGGCTTTCACTGTGCTTGTATTCAAAACTTGTCTTCTTGATGAATTTGCTTGGATCAGCCACCAACAGTGGAGGATCACCGATCCGTCGGCCGACAGTCTCTACGTTGATAGGACCGTCAATGACTTCCTCAAACGCCGTTATGATTTCATTGACGCTGAATCCGCTCTGTGTGCCTAGGTTAAACTTTAGGTGGCAGGAGTACTTGCGGAGGGTCTCCATGTACTTATCAGCATGGATTAGCGCCCGAGCCACGTCGACCACACTGAAGTAGTCTCGGACGCACGTGCCGTCCTGTGTCGGGTAGTCTGCAGAGTAGAGTTGGAAGGGGGTACCAGTACTGGCGGCACGACACAGCTGTGGGATCAGGTGCGGGGTGCCAAGCTGTTGACCGACATCCCCATCGGCACCGATGACGTTGAAGAATCTAAAGGAGGAGGCCTTGATGTGACCGAGCTCGTGATACGCATCGATCATCTGCTCGCACCAGAGCTTGCTTAGACCGTAGTTATTTGGCGGTCCGATCCTTGAACTTTCCTTAATGGGCTGCACTTCAGTCACTGCATACACAGCCGCGGTAGATGCAAAGACCAGACGATTTGTGGGCCTGAGGTGCTGCAGCAACTTTAAGGTGTTTGCTGTATTGTTCTCAAAGTACGTGAGGGGTTCATAGGCGCTTGGGCCTAAGAGACTGTTTGCTGCCAGATGGAAGACCGTGGCGTTTGGATATTCGGAGAGTGCGTGTAGACCTGCATCCGAGGCAAAAGAGTCTACAAGAAATTGGTCACAGTACTTGGTGCGATTGCCGCGGAAGAGCCAGTCATCGGTTGCGGACGGATCGGTGTCGATCCCGATGACGTGGTAGCCCTCTGACTTGAGGACCTTGGATAGGACCGTACCGATGTAACCATAGGCACCAGTCACAATGGCAGTTTTCACCTTTGTCATTCCCTTGACATTGCGTCTGAAAGGATCCTCTGTCTTAGTTCGGTAGAGCTGTAGGTGTGCAGTCGGGGTATGTAGGCAACTTGAATTCCTAACTCTTCACACACGTCGGACCCAGTGATGCTCTTGCCGATGTAGTCCGAACCAAGGAATCGAACGTTGATCCGCATGGTAGCAAGGATATTACGAAGATCATTCTCAGTGTCGTAAGGGATGACAGCATCCACTGCATCGACCGCCGACAGTTGGTAGTACCTCTCATACGTGGTCTGGACGGGCTTGTTCTTGGTGCTTGGTCGGTCGATTGTAGGATCAGTGTGAAGTCCCACATACAGAAGATCACACTGTTCCTTGCACTCGTTCAGTAGGTGGACGTGGCCCACGTGCAGCAAATCAAAAGCACCGCACGTGAAGCCAACAATCTTTTGTGTCATGTCACGCCTGTCGGGTGAGGAAGTTCTTTCGAATTCGTGTAGCGCCAAAGTATTCAACTACCAGATCCTCAACAAGCTTCTCATCATAAGGCTTACAAGAAAAGACATCAATATACGCGGTGTCATTCTCATCCACAAAGTGTGCACAGATGTTACTGGTCTCAATCAACTGAACCAGAGTATACCCGGTCTTGTCACCGCTGCCAAACTTTACGATCTGTGGCTCTCCAAAGGCCACCATGTCGATGTCCTTTACAAGCTTCTTTGTAAAGTCGTAGATGACCTTTTCGCTGGTAATAGCGGCGTGACTGCAGCCAGCACAGTCAAGAGTCAGATGATAACCCCAGTTGGACATTCATGTGTTTCCTTTTTTTCTAATATTGGTCGATGACTTGGCAGTAATTTACGGAATCAATTCTGAAGGACCGCCAACCGCCCGCTTGCACATCCCAGCATGCAATGACATTTGCATTTTGCTGGTGATAAGTCTTCTCTTGGTTCTGCTCGTCCAGATTGTTGGTATAGGACTCTGGAAGCAGACGAGGCATCAAGGTGCATCGCATGACTCGGTTCTCACCGTTGGTCTTGGTAAAATGCACCTCAATGACATTGGACCGAAGATCGGTCAACAGTCGATCGCGCTCATACATGACAAATGCTCCTGTTATTCATTCAGTAGTGTTTGACCAGAGCTTTTTTTGTTAAGCTCCTCGTTGAGTTCAATATAACCGCCGATGTGCATACCGTCAACGACAACCACTGGAAATGCCTTGGCATATGGGAACTTTTCAAGTAGCATTTCACGAGTAAAGTGGATTCCCAGCTTCTCCTCGGTAAACTTGATGCCCTTGTTTTGTAGCAGGGAAACAGCTGCGGTGCAGTAACCGCAGCCCTCCTTACTGTAGACTTCAATGATCAAAGAATCGTCTCCGATGCTGCAGCCTGTACAACTGTGTACCTCTGCACGGGATTAGACATAGATGTAAAGTAGTTCACAAACTTCGAGAGAGCCTCGTCAACATTTGTGGCATTGACGATCCTGCGCTGATCAGCAACAATCGGGGTACTTCCGTCCTGATCTAGTCGAACCTTACCCTCCACCAGATAGATCAGAGATGGAGCAGGTCTTGCAACATTCGGTGAAGTCATTACAGGAACATTGACCTGTACTGGCTGAGTTTCTGTGCTCAGTGCCAGATCAATCTCATCCTTAATGGGTGCAACTGCACCGCCTGACATAACGTTCTGATATAGAGCGTCGCTATCATCATAGTTAAATTCAGTTGGCGTATCCGCCGTCTTGTTTCTTGTACCCTTTGGTCTAGCCATGTTACCTACCTTCTTGAACAATTTCCACAATGACATTAGCAATACCCCTATCTATAACACCTAGGGATCGTGCGGTTTCCATGCTTAGATCAAACTCACGACCTCTTACAAAAGGTCCTCGGTCATTGACTCTTGCAACAACATCGACACCTGTTTCTGGGTTTGTAAATCTAACCCAAGTATTGAACGGTAGAGTTCTATAAGCAACTGTATACCCCATAGGGTCATATTTCTCACCGTTAGCTGTAACTGATCCGTGCCTATACCAAGAGACCACGGCATTATATTTATTTTGTCTGACTACCCTTCTCGCAGGTGTTTGTCTACGAGACTCTTGAGTAAGAGCATTGCTTGCAGTACCGACTCGGGCGTCGGAAGTCACCTCTGATCTAGAGTTTATGTTAACTGTTGAAGCGGACACCGAGTGTCCTGTTATAAGTGCTATGCTCAAACCCAAAAGTGCAGCCGTAAAGATGCACCTTTGCAAGTTTGTCTCCTACATTTTGTTTATTTATGCCGCAACAATGTCCTTGAACCTATCTGCGGCAATGGAAGCGGCAAAAGCATTTGGCTTGATCTTGGGCCGCATGTTGCACGTGCCCATGATGTAGCCTACCGCTTGAGTAACAACACAAGAGGACCCGTATCGGTCATCTGGATTGATATCTAGATGTATCTCACAGGGTCTGTCTCCTATTACGTCTGCAAGGCGGTAATACAGATTTGCCACCTTGGTAACCTCGTTCATCAGTCGGAGCGATGGACGACCTACTTTTTGGTCATAGTCTCGTTCACGAGACACCTCACCAAAGATCTTACAGCCCTTGTTTCCGTCCACGTGGATGACAACAACAGTTGCATAATCGGCATACCATGTCTCCTTGTGAAGGAATCGCTCGGAGTCACCGCCGATGTAGATCTTGGACTCTTTTGAACAGTTGAGTATGTAGTCCTTGACCTTATCCAAGTCCATTGTACGGGTTCCGATTGATTTGGTTGGTTCGGTCATTATATCAATACCGACTTAAAAGTCAACCTTTTTCAGATGAGCCTTATGGACCTTCAGTATAATCCACTCATTGTAAAAGACGTCGGACTCTAGGGCACCCATGGAAAACTGGTACTTGGCCTCAAAGTAGTTGAGCTCACCCTTAGACCTACACAGTCTTATGACCTCTCTCTTGAATCCATCTTCACCAAACAGTGACAC